GAAGTGAGGCTGATCTGGAAGAACAGCTTAAACAGGCGGCTAGATTGCCTAGTTTGGAGGCCAGCAGCCGTAATTTACTGCTAAATCAGCGTGTTTCAGCGGAAAAACTGGCTTTTGCCCCCAAAATTGTGGCTGAAAACAACGGTGAAAGCAGTTGGGATGCCTTCAGGCAGAATACAGTTCACGCTGGCTTAGATTTATCGAAAGTTAACGATTTAACGGTTTGCGTCTTGGCTTGTGACGATGGCGAGAAAATACACGTAAAAACGCTCCCATTTACCCCTCTTGGCGGCATAAATGAGCGCTCAATGCGGGATAAGGTGCCTTACAACACTTGGGCCGATCAGGACATTCTCTACGCCCCTCCTGGTGATACGTTAGATTATGAGATGATCTGCCAATGGCTAAAGATAGAGATTGAAGAGCAACAGGGCGTAACCATTGCGTCTATTCACTTCGATAGATGGCGAGCTAAGGACTTTTTTGGCGCTTGTGATCGGACTGGATTCGCTGCATTGGCCGAAAGGAAAGAGGTTGGGCAAGGCTATCAGTCCATGAGTCCAAGGATTGAAGCGCTAGAGACTGCCATGCTTCAGCGCAAACTGCTTTGTGATAATCATCCAGTGATGAATATGGGGTTTGCTAACGCTTTGGTGACTTCTGATCCTGCATCAAATAGGAAATTGTCCAAACCAAAGGAAAATGGCCCGAAAATAGATGCTGTAGTGGCTCTATTGATGGCTATTTACCCGCTAGTCCACCAAGAAGAGGCTCTGGGCACTGACATTAGCCACTGGATAGGCTAGAGCTAGATTATCAAATTGCGACACTAGACAAAGAAATTACTTGGGTTGCAAAATAGAACTAACGGTATTATCATCGGTTTACTAGCACTAAATAACGGCTAGAGCGATGAATTTTGAATCCCGTAAGAGGGAAGATAAAAGAAAGCGTATACGGAAACCTAACAAGGCTACGGTTGGGGGATTAGTCGCGCATGACTCAATCTAAACGTTTAGGCAAAAAAGTTAGAGATGCAATCAAGCGCGGTGGCAGGGCAGGTTCCTGCGATAAATCCGGCTCAGAAATGAGACGGAATCCGCGTGACGATAAAAGCCGAAGATAGCCCAAGAGTCGTTCAGGCTCTATTTTTCCAAGCAGAAATGTATTCCGCCCAAGATGCAATTGATTGGGCTGTTTCCCACGATTTTGATGTTCAGGCCGTTCGCACCCGCGAAGAAGAAGGCCAAGTTACCCATTACATAATCGCCCAGTTTGAGCCTTCCGAAGCTGTTGAAGGTTCATGGCGAGTTATGTCTAACGATTTCCCAGACGGTATCACAGCCAGCACTTGTGAGAGGCAAGATATGACAGATAAGGCTTATTCAACGCTTGAGATTAAATCTTACGATGAAGATGCGCGGATTATTACTGGCATAGCAAGTACACCAACACCGGATCGTGATGGTGATGAGGTTATGTCTAAGGGCGCTAAGTTTCAGTTGCCATTTCCGCTGCTCGCTCAACACGATCATTCCATGCCTGTAGGACAGGTTATCAAAGCCGAGGCATCAGATAGTGGTATTGAGATTGTTGCTCAAATCGCCAAAGAGTCAGGGCTTGATTACGTTGAGAAAGTTTGGCGTCAGGTTAAGTCAGGCTTGCTTAGAGGGTTAAGCATTGGCTTTAGGCCCACCAAATCCATTCCATTAAAGACAGGCGCTAAGAGATTTCTTGAGTTTGATCTTTATGAATTGTCATTAGTCACCATTCCGGCAAATGCACAAGCCGGTATATCGACTGTAAAGCATTACGCCAATGAGCCAGCAGACTTGGATGAGCAGTTGTTCGATCAAGAGTCTAGGGCACATGACGTATTAAATCGCGCAGCCGTAGCGATAGAGAAAGCAAGTAAATCCATTGATAAATCGGAGAAATAGTTATGTCTATTTCAGAAAAAGTTGTGGCTGCCGAGCAGTCAGTAAACGAAGCCAAAGATTCTTTGGTAGAACTCACAAAGAGTTATGATGAAACCCAAGACGAGGCAACTTTAGTTGCTATCGAAGAGCAGTCATCTGTTGTAGAGAAAGCAACCCAACAGCTTGAGACTTACCGTAAGGCTGAGTCTGCGCTTGCATCTAAGGCGGCTTCATTTGATGCCCCTGCTGTTGTTAAGCACAGCCGTGGTGAGCGTTCACCTGTTGACTACGTGATTGCTTCAGCGCTTTGTGCGTTTGAATCTCATGTAACCAAGCGTCCTTTTGACAGCATCATGGAAGCCCGTTATGGCTCAGATGACACCTTAAAGACTGTCGCTCCAATGCTGACTAAGGGTGTTACTAACCCTGCAATGTCAAATGTTCCTACTTGGGCGCAAGAGCTTTGCCGTGAAAGCTATACCGGCTTCATGGACTTGCTCTACCCTGCGGCTATTCTGCCTCGCGTACCGATGATGCGCTATGAGTTCAACGGCTTTACTGCAATTAACATTGCTGGCAGAGCAGAATCACCCAAGATTGCTGGAGCATGGCGCAAGGAAGGTGATCCCATTGTTGTCCGAAGAGCGGCTACAACGACTCAGCAGCTAACCCCCAAGTCTATGGGCGTTATCACCCCCTTCACGCAAGAATGCTTAGAGCGAAGCACCCCTTCTATCGAAGCGTTGATTCGTCAGTGGATTGTAACTGATACTTCTGAAGCGATGGATCTGCAATTCATTAGCGATGTTGCTCCTGATGCAGTTCAGCCTGGAGGACTTCAGCACTACGCGGGATCCAATACGCTTGCTTCTTCTGGTTCCACTGCCGCTGAAATCACTTCTGACATGAAGGCAATGTTGGGATTGATGACTGATAAGAACTTGGGCGCAAACCCTGTTTACATCATGCATCCAACCAACCAGATTGCGTTGAATATGTCGATGACTGCTGTGGGAACACCAGCGTTCCCTGAGACTGCCAACGGCACTCTCTACGGTATCCCAATTGTGACTTCAACTAACGTACCAAAGGACATTGTGTTCTTGATGGACGCCGCTCAGTTTGCATCTGCAATGTCTGGGCCGCGCTTCCTTGGTACTGACGTTGCTTCCATTCACGAAGAAGATACTGCTCCTGCTCCGCTTCATGCTGCCGATGGCACTGCGGCTGCACCCGTTCGCTCCTTGTATCAGACAAACAGTCTTGCATTGCGTCTGACTCTTGAATGCGACTGGGCAGCACTTCGGGATGGCGCTGTTGTAACTCTGACTAGCGTAGATTGGTAAATCTTAACGGGGGGCTTTGCCCCCCTTTCACCTAAAGGGAATCAATATGCTTCTTTGGATACATACCCCCAGTGACATTAGCAGAGGCAAGACTGGCCTTGTTGATGTAAGCGAATCTGACGGAAAAAAGATGATCGAAGGTGGCACTGCTCAATTAGCCAGTGACGGTGCCAACAAATTTTTGCCTATCAGCGGCAAGACTAAGACTTTAAAGCAGACTCGAAAGAAGAAGGCAAAGGCTGAAGAGAATGTAGAGAAGTCTGAAGAAAGTGAAGTAAAAAGTGATGATGAGGTGCTTTGGTGAGGTATATGGAGCTTCCATCTCGCTTGACAACAAATTAGGGATTGCCGCATGAGCTTCATGGACAAGATCAAAGGCTATTTTGGCGCAGAGGGTAGCTATCGTGGCTACTCTCATGCGTTTAGTGAGGGGCCAAACGGCGGGCATCTATTTCACATTGGAGGCATTGACGATGGCTTCCAGAGGGGATTGGATTTACATCATCCTATTGATGGGAAGCGAATCCCAGCGGCTTATGCTAGCGTCATGGCTAACGCAAGAGCAGTAAGCCAGTGCAAGCCTCATCACAAGCGAATGCTCCCATCCGGTGAGTGGGTTAATGTTGATGACTCAGCGGTTGCACGAATAATCCGAAATCCAAACAGTTATGAGACTTGGGCGCAGTACATTGTTAATGCCGTTGCTCAATTACTGTTTGATGGCGAATCATTCTCGCTTGCTACTCGTGATGATCGAGGCCAAGTGGCAAGCATTCATAGGCTATCTAGCCGAACCTGTAGCCCTTACGTTGTTGAGGGTGAGCTTTTCTATTCTGTCAGCACTGGCAATCCATTCTTGCCGGAAGATATGCAGTACATGGCCCCTGCGCGTGATGTCCTTCATTTGAGAGTGCATACGCCAAGACATAACTTGGTAGGAGAAAGCCCGATTAAAGCGGCTTCTTTGGCGGCAGGTATCAATGTCTCCCTGTCGCACTCTCAGGCGGCTTTCTTCACTCAGATGAGCAGGCCCAGCGGTGTTTTAAGTACAGATGCCGTGTTGAACAAAGAGCAGTTGGTGAGCTTGCGTGAGGCTTGGCAGCAGCAATCCACCCGCATGAATCAGGGCATGATTCCGATTCTATCTGGCGGGCTTAAATTCCAGCAGATGAGCATAAGTAGCCAAGATGCCGAGCTTATGGATGCTCAAAGATTTTCAGTAGAAGAGATTGCACGTTGCTTTGGCGTTCCGTTGCCGATCATTGGCGATATGACAAATTCAACACTAAACAATGTAGAACAGCTAATTAGCTTTTGGCTTTCTGTGTCTCTATCTTCGCTGCTCGAAAACATAGAGCAGAGCATGAGTAGGCTGTTTAGCTTGCCACCCAACGAAAAGATAGATTTTGACGTTACTGGGCTTTTACGCGCTGATTTTCAGACGCGGATTGACGGTTTAACTAAGGCGGTGCAAGGCGGCTTGTACACGGTAAACGAAGCGCGAGCAAAAGAGAATCTTCACGCTGTTGAGAATGGTGACGTTCCCTACCTTCAGGCTCAAATGGTTCAGTTGGGCACTATGCCCGCCAGCAATCAGCCTCAAGCGAATGTAGATGTTGAAGATGAGGTAGAGCTTGCATTTGATCGTGAGACATTCAGAAAGGCGTTAAGACAATGATGCACGAAACTTTCCAAACTATAGCGGAAGAGGTTAAAAGTTTAGTCGAGGAGCGCTTAGGCTCTGCTAAGGAAGATATAAAGCGACAGCTTGATCAGGCACTTCTTCTTGAGTCTCAAATTGAAGAATTAGAGAAAGCCATCAGTGAGACTCAGCTTGATTCCTCAATCGGGCTTACTTCTATTCGCGTTGTCGCAGATGAGCTAGCCAAGAGAATTGAAGAGCTTGAGTCGATAGAGATATATCAGCCTGTAGATGGTAAAGACGGTAAAGATGGCGCAGATGGCAAGGACGGTATAGATGGAAAGGATGGAGAGTCTATTGTTGGGCCTGCTGGTGCTGACGGTATTGATGGTAATGATGGCGTTGGTATTGATGTGCCAATTTGGACAGATGGCGTTTACCGTGAGGGAGCGCTTGTTCAGGCGCATCATGGGCAATACTTCAAAGCACTTAGAGATACAGCATCCAATGTAGATTCAGAGGACTGGGAGAGAGTAGGCACTGCTGGATTCAGGATGACTGGTGCCTTTGATGATGAGCGCAAGTATGAAATTGGTGATCTGTTCATTAAAGATTTCGGGCTTTTCTTGTCAAACGGAGAAGAGCACAAGGTTGTTGCTGGCAGAGGGCCGCAGGGCAAGAAAGGGGAAAAAGGACTTCCAGGCAAAGATGGTTTAGACGGCGCTGATGGTAAAGACGGTAAGGACGGAGACAACTTTGATTGCATAGAGCTTAACGGCACTAATCTAGTTGTTGTAATGAAGAGTGCCGATGGTGAAGTCGTTACCAAGACTGTTGATCTTTCTCCGGTTTTGGATGTTGCTGCGGAAGTAACCAAGAGCATTGAAACTAAAACTCAGGATAAATTAATTGATGCTTGGAATGAGCAAGCTAAAAACTTCACTGAGCGCTTGCAACAGCACTTGCTGGATCAAGAAGCTATCCCTGTTGGCTTTTATCGTGGATTGTGGGCTTCTGGCCAGTCTTATATTCGCGGCGATCTGGTTACATACGGTGGCGCTCTGTATGTCAGCCGCGTAACTACTGAATCGACACCTAGAAGCGTTTTTGAGGTTGGTGGTGATTGGGTTCAGATAAGTGCAGGCGCTACTGCTGTGGCCGGTGTAGATGATGGCAGCGGCAGTGGTGGTGGTGGTACTTTGCCTATCCTGCCTGCATACGCGCTTATTACTGAAAGTGGAACGGGTGGCACTAAGTTCACCAGCTTCCAAACTGCAAATAACGCTGATCCGATTTCAGGAGTTGGCCTGCAAAATGGCAAAAACGTCAAGTTTGAGCTAACAACAGATGCAGTAGCGGTAAATCCCAATCCTTTCCGTAATGCGAAAAATGGGCAATTCATTGGTACGCCTGAAGAGCTTGCCAATCTAAAGAATCAGCGTGACGTTAATGAGTTTTTCTATAACGCAATTTCTGACATCGAAACCGGTGATATAAACCTTGATGGTTATGTTAGCAAGACTGGCGGCGATGACATGGAAGGGCCGCTGAATGTAAAGAATCAGCCCGACACCGGATCGAGGGATACCAACCGCGTACACACCTTGGGCGTGTACTCAAACTCAGGCAGCAGCTATTTGGGATTGGGTACCACTAGCACCAAGGTTTATGTGGGCCAAGATGACACCTCATTTACCACGCCTATCAAAGTGTCTGCTATTGAGCAGAGGGATGGTTGGGGCATAGAGGTCACTGGCGGCCTTTATGTTGACAACGGCGATGACTCCGCTCTTTATCTTATGAAGGATGGGCGGAGTTACATGGAGTTGTCTGCATCTGGTTCAGTATCACTTTATAACGGATACACCGAGTTTAAAGACAACGAGCTTGTACCAAAGGAATACGTTGATGGCCGCGTTGATGAGGTAGCAAGTGCGCTACCCAGCGATGCACCGCAGCCCGTAGACATTGGCACTCAGACTCTCAAGATCACTGGCTCAAGGCCAACAGGCGCGGCGGGTGAGGCTGGCAAAATGCTGTGCTGGAAGGCTCAAGCAGGTGGGCCTGGAAGTCCATTTAACGAGATTAAGTTTATTATCCCTGACACCAGCGTGATTGATACCAATTCAAACCAGATGTGGTTAAAGCAGGGCGACATTGTTCAGCGATGGGAGACTGCTGGCGCAGGGTGGTTTACGAACGGGAACGTCCTCCATGTAAGCGGAAACGTAACTGAGGGCGATGATCTTATTGATGGGCAGCCTGTAGAGATGTACTACTCCGATCCATCCTCGCCCTACTTGGAAGCTATTTCTAAGGAAGAGTCCAAGGCCGATGACAGAAAGCTACAAGCTGAGATTGAAGAGCTTGCTCTGGGCCTTGAGACGCTGCTGACGCAACGAACCCACGGCCAATGGAAGTATATTGGTTTCTCTGGTGACAACATCCCGCGCAACGCTGGTGAGTTTGCGCTTGTATCAGATGATCTCAGCGCCCAAGACAACATGATCACGATAAACCTTACTGATCTTAACGGACTAACAATAGGCTTATCGGACGTTAAGGCGGGTGATTACATTGAGATCGTTGATCTTGATGAGCCTGCCAACTATGTGCTGTTCACTTGCACCAAGGCACCAGAGGGTACAGGCATCAGCAACATTGAGGTGGCGCTGAAGGACAAGGGTAACAACTTCCTTGTTGGTGACACTTGCGAGATCAGATTCTTTGCAATCAATCAGGAGAGCATTGAGCTATCCGAGCTTGATAGTCGCTACCTAAAACTGTCCGGTGGCGCAATGGCCGCTAACGCACGGATCAATGTTGATCAAATCGAACCCAACGATCCGCTGGGATATATCCGGTACGAGGCTGGCAGAGACAAGCGTTATCCGTTTGCGCTTGCTAACTGCGGGATGGTTAAAGAGGTGGCGGTTGAGGAAGCAACGCCGCTTATTGAGGAAGCGATTACTGCGCTAGACGATAAATTTGCTACCAAAGAATATGTCGATGGCAAGACTGGCAGTCCCATCTTTGGCAGGCGGTTCAAGTACTCAACATCGAGCAGGCCCGACGATGGACATTTTTACGTTGCCGCTGACGTTGCATTTAG